TTGTTTACGGTCTACTCTAATCGTTAAAAAATCTGGCTCCTTATCAATCCAATCATAGATCTGTTTAAAACCTGACTTACGAACTTTACATTCACCAGTATAATTATTAAGTATGACATCATGTTTATAGCCTTCCGCTAGTCCAGACAGAGGAACTCGCAATGCTTTTTCTCTAGGCATCCCTAATTCTCTATGTAAATTAACAATAGCTCTTTCTTCTGATGCTCCTTTAGTCCTTTGACTTTTACCCATCAGTTTCTATCTCTTCTATCATTTGTTTTTTAATACTATGTTTACTATCTTTTTTACGTTTGTCTTCAACAACACGCATTTTATATTTGGGAGTCCTGAGATCTTTAGCTATAGGATTATGTTTTAGACTAGCTTTAAGTCTCTCTCTTCTCTTAGCCTTATTCTCTGAACTCATTGTCTTCATTCCCAAAATCAATATCTAAAACGTCTTCAAACTTATTCATGTTGTCTGAGATCTTGTACCAAAGAATATCCACAAGTTCTTCTACAGATATATCTAGTATATCTAGTATATCAGTCTGATCGCATTTGTCAATTATTAATTGTCGAGTTTCCAACATTTAATTCTCTACCTTTTGGTTCTCTAACTACTTCTGTAAAATGTTTAATGGCATGAGTAAAAGCAAAAGTTCTCAAACCTTTACCACCATTAGCATCAGACCAACAATGTTGTTTAAATCCACAATAGGCACACCCTATAGGTAAAATTCTATTGCCACTAACACCTTCAGCTACATCCTCATAACATCTTTCTGGAGGTGTATCTTTATCTAATAGTTGTTTTAATTTTTTAATTCTAGGTTTAACATTCTTTGCTTTTATTCTTGATATAGTTGCTGTTCCATTTTGTTTATCGACTGCAAGAAAAGCTGGATACTCTTCTCCTTCTGATTGAGCATAACCACTAATCTGATCTATGTAACCAAAAGGATCATCTTCTGCAAGGGTATTGTTTCTAAATTTTTTAAAAGCAAAAGAACTAGCAGACTTAACATCAACGACTACACCATCTATAATAGCATCCATGCGTCCTCTGATACCATCAATCTCTATTTCTTTCTGCTCTCCTTCAACCTTATGACCAGCTTCCTTTGCAAGAAAAAGAAAAAGCTCCTCGATAATATCACCTAATAAAAATTTAATCTGTGTATTAGGTAGCCACTTTTCTCTTGGAGCTTTATTCAGTTCGTACCAAACTTGACGATCTGGTTTACCTATATTAGACATTCTCAAACGAGGTTCCCAATCCTTGTTCTTTAACATCTTTAATCTGACAGCTTTAGCAATACCATTTAAAAGTATTCTAATATTATTGTCTTCTGGGTAGTGACTTTCTTCACCATTAAAGAGATCGTAAATATCTCCAACCAGAGTATCAAGTTTTTTTTCCATTATGCGAACTGTTCTTCTAGGTACTCATTATTGGAAGCAGAGAAACCATCATCTCTCTTCTTAAATGTAGTAGATGATCCACCACTTCCACCTGCTCCCTCATAAGGAATAAGATCAATGATCTGAACATTGCGTATAAATGCTTTGTTCTTTCCTTTAGCTGGACCACCTGGTACTTCTAGCACAGCAAACTCTACTACAACTTTACTACCATTACCAATCAATACATCATGTGTAACATCATTCATATCACAATCATACACCTTTGGAGGTATTGCAGGTTTACCACTCTTTGTAACAGCATTGAGAACAAAACTAAATCCTTCACCAATATCATCTTTCTTAACAGAAGCTGTTAAATTTAAAGACTCTAATAGTTTTTTGTTTCGTGCATCAACATACACTTTAATAGAATATTGTTCTTCATTAATAAAAGGATTACGTCTAGGCTGGTCTAACTTAGCCCAATATGCAAGTCCTTCAACTGTATAAACATCTGCTTTAACCATTGATTATTTCTCCTATAAAATTAATCGTACTATTATTATAAACTACTTCTACAACTTTGTCAAGTCTACAGGTAAGTAATTGTTTGACTTTAATATTTTACCATCCTCACGATAAATAGGTTTACCATCATCATCTAACTTTGTCATATTAGAAGCATGAACTAAATTAAACATAACAGATAAATCCCATCCATACCTTACAGACATAGACACACAAACATATACTAAATCTACTAACTCCTTCTTTATATTGGGTACATCTTTAGCCTCCATTAATTCATTACATTCTTCTCTAATAAGTTTTAAAGGTAATTCACTATCCTCTTTAGAAAACTCTTTACCTATAGGATGTCCAAAAGCTTTGTGAAACTTTGCTAATTTATTTTCAAACGTATCATAAGTATACAACATTTTTTCTCCTAGTGTGTTAGTGACCAATTATTACCTGTCTTATATTCTCCATCAAGAGGACAGTTAAGATTAAGAGCTTGTGCTGTGTTGCGTATAGATCGTATACCTATGTTCGCTACTTGTTCACAAAGTCCTGTTGGTACATCCAACTGCCACTCATCATGTATGTTTGCAACAAAGTATTTTGCAGGATTAAGTCTTTGTTTTAATAAGTCTTGATAAAAAATAGTCAAAGCTTTCTTCATTACTATAGCACCTGCACCTTGTAATAAAACATTAAGTGCTGAATGTTCAGACCTTATCGTAAGATACCTTCCGTCAACACCCTTGATTTTACCAGTTTTAGCAGCCCTAAAGACTCTTTCTCTAAGATTTGCAAGTGCTGGAGTACGACTGAGAAATCGTTCTTTAAGTTCTTTTCCATCTGCTCTACTTCCACCAACGACAGCTCCAATTTTTGCATCTCCTGCTCCATAGATGAAAGCATAGATGAATGTTTTTGCCTGATCTCTTGATTGCAATCCTGCAACCATTTGGTTAACTGTATGTATGTCTCCATGAACTACTTCCTTTGTATATTCTTTATCATTCATATAATGTGATAACATTCTTAATTCTAAACTACTAGCATCTATACCAATCAAACTATTCCCACTACTAGGTATCCAACACTCCCTACATTCTTCTCCATAAGGTTTACGTGTTGAAGGTACTTGAGCCATGTTGGGTTTTCTATGTGTCATACGTCCTGTAATAGCTCCATTAGTTATGACAGACCCATGTACTCTTCCATCTTTTTCTGATGCTTCAATCCAAGATTTAATTTGTGCATTACGTTTTTCTAATGTTAGATACTCTGCTATTTGTTTTGCTTCTGGTATGTTTACTCCTTCTAAAACCTTTTCATTTACAATAGCTTGTCCTTTTTCTGTAAACTCTTTTGGTTTCCATCCCAATCTTTTTAACCTATCGCCAATTTGCTGACGAGAGGAGAGGTTAAAGGGAACGTATTTAATACGGCTAAAATTGCCACATACAGTAGATAAAGCATTACTGATACCACTAAGGCCCACTTTACTAAGGCTACCATCTTTAGTATAACGGATGTTAACTTCTTTATCCAATGCAACAACTGGTAGCCACTTCTCTGTAATTTCTTTTTGAATATCATTTGCCCTCTGCATCAGATCTGCTAATAATAATTGTGCCTTCTGCAAATCAAAATTAAAACCTACCTTTATTTGTTTACTAATTATATGTTGAACTTCATGTTCTAAAACCATAGACTCTTCTGAAAAATCTTTACCTTCCTCTAACAAACGATAGAATGTTTTCTCTGTTACTTCAACATCCTGTTTACAATACTTGAGCATCTCTTCTGAATACTTTTCAAAGTCATTGAAATGTATTTTATGGCATCCGAGATATATTCCCCATGCGTCAAGAGCATGACCCTTTTCTCTAATTGGGCTAAACAAACGTGATAATAATAACGTATCAATGCAATCATTTACTTTTATCCTTGCGTTCCAAAATTTATTTAATACAGGAGCATCAAAAGATATTCCATTGTGCATAATAAACACACTAGGAACGGAATGAATATGAGCAGTAAAATCTTTTCCATTTCTAAAACTCCGTACTTCTTTTGTATCTATATCTTTCGTAACAGCAACATGAATAACTGTAGCATCAAGACTATCTGTTTCAATATCAACTACTAACTTTCTCTTGTTCTGCTTCAACATCTGATATATTTCTCTCCGTCATTCTTCCTGTTTCTGGATCATAATATAAGTGACAAGCTGTTCCAGTCTCACCTGTCCATCTATTTTTCCAAACAACTATGTCTGTTGTATTTCTTTCTATATCATCCTCCGCTAACCTATCTCTTTTTAAACCTACTACCATGTTTGCTAACTGTTCTATACCAGCAGTACCTCTTATCTGTCCTTGTCTATTGACATGAACAACAGCTAATAAACATATTCCTAATTCTATTGTTAGGGTTTTTAATTTTGTTGCGATCTCATCTAAGATCTTTCTTTCATCTGCACCATTACGACCATCACTAACAACAATACTAATATGATCTAAGATAATAAACCTACAGTCTAATCCTTTAGCATAATATCTAATCTTTGCTAAGAGATTGTCAATATCCATTGACCCAAATGAGTCATAAAAATATACCCTATCATCACCTAGTATCTGTTTTCCATAAAACTCCCTATCTTTTGGTTCCAAAACGGCCTTAAATTTATGGGCTGGAATGTCTGCTTCCATAGAAGCTAAACCAACACTACTAATCTTTGGTGTTTCTTCTAAAAATAAAGTACCAATTCGTTCCTTTGTGTTCTTTAATAGGTAGTGACATATCTCTCTCAAGAAAGATGTCTTACCTACACCTGTCTCAGCAGTAACAATAACCATCTCGCCTTCTCTCATACCATCTGTAATTCTATTTAATCCAGACCAGGGATAAGATATAGATTGCATTTCATCTGACTCAGATAAAGAACCTATTAAAGCTGATGATGCTATTATACCATCTGGAATATAACCTTTTGCGTTCCACCAAGCATTAACAAAATCTTTTATCTTGTTCTTTTGTAAATAATCATTAGCATCTTTCTCTACTAATGGAACTATCTTTGCTTTACGAGGTGAAAATAACTGAGCAACTTTTTCTGATGCTGTCTTGCCTACCTCATCATTATCAAAACAAATAACAACATTCTCAAAGCTGTCTAAGTATTCAAAGTTTTTCTTTACATCTCTTACAGCAGACTGTCCACCATTCTTAATAGATACAACAGGCCACTTACTACCAAGCATTTGATAGGTAGACATAGCATCTACTTCACCTTCGCATATCGTTATATACTTACCAGTATTTCTAAAAAGATTTTGACCAAACAATCCTGCATCTTTTATATCACCTTGCGAGAAAAAGTTTTTATTAATTACATTCCTAACTTTAGTACCAACAATATTATTATTAGCATCATAGTAAGGATAGTGATGGGTATTGTTATCAGATGATACTGTTACTCCAAAAAATTTAACTGTCTCTTCTGACAATCCTCTGAATGGTTTATGTTGTAAGTTTGTTTCCATTTTATAAACATTCTTATCCTGTTGTTTGTAATCATCATTCCATTTAAAAGTTTCGCAGGAATAACAATATGTATGATCTTCATATAATGCTAGTGCATCACTTGATCCACAATCCTCACAAGGTAAGTGTGTTTGTAGTGCCTGTGCATTACTCATATAGCCCTCTCAGTCTTTCTAAATACCAATTTGATTTATCCAGATCTTCTTTAGGTTTACCTTTGTCTTTATACCTCCATAAATATTTTACTACATTTCCTTTTAAATATCCAGCAAATTCTTCCTTAGTCATTGAAGCTTCTATAGCATTAATACATTCTATACTACCTTTGTTATAATGTGGAGGTTTATTTACTACATCATCTTCACGCATAGGTCTTGTTAAAATGTTACTATATATTGCCATTAATTTTCTCTCCTTACATCTACTGTATAATCTTTTTCAATTATCAAATTAGAAACTATTGTATAATATATTTCTCCATCTGGTTTCATATGTTTCTTTAACCTAGCTCCAGCATTAATACCACGTTTTAACCAGAACATATTAATTCTTTGTACTAAATTTTTATTAAATATAAAATCATCTTCACTCATTATCATCCGTCCTATAACAATTTTCAAAACGTGCTACAAACACAAAGCTAGGTCTTTTCTCTGTTGCTTCAACTGTTATTATCTGGAACGGTTTCTTTTTCTTCCTCGATCTGCTCTTTAAATTCTTTTGCATTTTTTAATATCTCCATAATAGAATTAACTTGTCCCCAAGGAAGTCTGGATGTTGCTGATAGTATATCAGTTAATTGTTTTTCTGTCAATACAAATTTTCTTTCCATTATTTTTTACTCCATTTAATGTTGCTATAATTATCTCTATATTCATCTGATGTATACTTCTGTCTCTCCTTTCTAGCAGAAGGTATTGACCAACGTGGTCTTTTAACTCTCTGATCTTTTGAAGGTCTTAATTTTTTACTCTTCGACTTCACTTAACTCTCCTATGTTCTAACTCTCCTATACTCCAATAGTATCTAGGTTTCGTTCCTTTGCTACTATAAATTAAGATAGCAGGATTGTCTCCTGTATCTTTCCAAAACTGTTTACCAGTATATTCCCACTCATGTCCTTGTTCTTTTAGCTCCTCTACTTTATTAAAAAATTCTGAGTTTGTTGCGAATAATATCGACCAACCCAATAACAATCCTACAATTATATCCAATTATAAATCCCCCATATTCCAGCAGTAAAATAACAAATTTCCATTAACATTCTTGGTACATCCTTATCTTGTTTAGCAAACCAAATCCAAGCTACACAGGATATAGATGATACCGTCCAACCTATCCATTGAATAGAAACATTACCAGACGTTAGCAGTAATAAAGATGCTACTGCTCCTACAAAAGCTATCCAACGAAACATAATTAACTATCCCCAAACAAACTTTCCAATATAACTTCGACAACTTCAACGGAATATCCTAATCGTAACATTCCAATAGTAAACTCATCTTGATCTATCCTAGAATACTCTAGTCTTTGTATAAGCTGTTCTGCTTTACGTTCTCTAAAAGCATCAACACCTACGATTTTGTTAGGTTCTTTTTTATCCATGTTATCAAGTGTGGGTTATCTCTAAAAATTTGTGTCCAGTATGTAGCCATAACTGCTACGGCTCTCTCTTCTTTCTGTGTTTTATTTTTTAATTGACCAACAGCCCATATTACATGATTGATCTCATGCAGTAACGTATCAACTAATGTTGCACCTTCTAGTCTGTCATCTATTCTTATACGAGTATTGATGTAACTAAAATCACCAAACGTATCATCTTCTAGTGGCATACGAAATGCCTGAACATCAATAGCTCCAACTCTAATTGTCATAAACGGTTTCATAAAACAAGTGCCTTCCTATTCTACCAACGTAAATAAAATCTTCAGAGTAAGCCCAGTAAGGTGAGACATAATTCGCATGATAGTGTGTAGCAAAATCTATACCTTCTATTGTTACTCCATCCATCAACAAAATTACTACCTCTTGTACTTTAGCTAATGCCCTGATATTATTATATCTTTCAGGTTTTCCATCACACCAATATGTAAATGCACATTTGTATTTTACAGGATTACCTTCCCAATAATGACCCTCATGTACAACATCACAAATCGTATTAGGATAGTTATCGCTACGAACTCTATTTAAAATAACAATACCAATCGCTAACATACCACTTGTACTCTCAGACCTACCTTCAAAATAAATTGCTTCAACAAGACAACCCATATCTTCTGGTCTATCTATAGCTTTAGCTGTATTACAAGTTAAGACAACTCCCAACACAACCATAAAATAAATATAATAACTACGATTAACATTTTGAAATTTTTTTATAAATTGCTTGTAAGAGAATAGATTTATCATCATTATCATCCTTGAATAGTGTTTTATTATCTTCTAAAATATTATATAATTCTTTTATAATATCTTTATAAGGAATTTCTTTAACATAAGTCCAATCATCTATGTGTGTCATCTTCCTCTACTCCTATATTATACATTGGATTTATACTGTTGTCAAGCAAAAAATTATCATTTAATAATTCAATGTCATACAGTATTTCTTTACTAATAGTCTTACAAGTACCACAGTAATCCCATCTTTTTAATAACTTATTAAACTTTATCTCACTTTGTTCAAGAAGTTTATCACAACACGAACACCTCATTGTTCTACTCCTGGCTTCCAATTAAATTCTAATTGATTAGGATTGTCTAGGTATCTAATGTAGTCAGATAAACATTCATTAATATCTTGTAAAGTTATTTCTCTAATACTTTCAACTTGAAAAAAATCCATCAACCAATGTTCATCCATTGTATGTATTTCATCATGGTATTTGTAGGGTTTAAAATCCATTGTCTACTCCTTTCTAACTAACTATCCACCATTGAATAGAAAAATTACCATATTATAACATACTATTACTAAAATGTCAATACCCTCATATCCTTAATATAAGAGCCGTCAGAAACATTCTCTAAATTTTGACTGTCTAGTACCTAAACTTTGAGAAAATGTTCTGACAACCCTTCTCTGCTCCAGCATTAATAATTTATATCTAGTTCAAACTCTACCTTCAATACTCTTTTGTCATCTCTATCACCTGTATACCAAACACCTTCACCATCAGATACAATATCACAAGCTCTTACAAAATCTGCAAAATCCCATAAATCTTTAGGTGCAAAGATAACTTCTTTTGTTACTTTTGGTTTAGCTAATTTAATATGCTTCTCCTTTTTGCTATCCCATTTGGTATTCTCTGTAACAATTTTGGTTACAGTAAAGTTACTAAAGCTGTTGCTGTATTGTTTCATACTCATTTTATTTCTCCTAAAAATATTCCTGCATAAAATTCTGGGTGATATTGTTTAAGTACCTCTTTGCTAAATTCATCTAGCGGAACACCTAATGTTCTTGCCCAACTTCCCATTCTTTGTGGTGGCAAACTGGTATATCCTGTTTCAATTTGACTTACAACAGTGTTTTTAATACCTACTTTGTTACCTACATCTAATTGAGTAAGACCTTTAATCTTTCTTACGTTTTGTAAATAGGGAAATGGTACTGGGTTTTTTTTAGTCATCCGTTTTCTCCTTTGTTAAAAATATTATCGACATTTGGTTCTTCTATACTAATTTGTATCTTATCATTACCATAAAACTCAACTAACTTACTATTAAAATCTTTTTGTTTATCATCTAATATTCTATGAATTTTAGAATTATCTTTTCTTCTATGTGAGCCAGACTTACATTCAATAAGTTTTAGTTTTCCTGTTTCTGGATTTAATACTATGAAATCTACTATTCCTGTTCCTCCAACTTGATTAAAAGCATACCAACCTTTAGCTATGTAATCAGATATTAAATGCAACTCTGCAAAAATACCTTTAATCTGTTTCTCATCTCTTTGCATACTCTTAATCCTCTACTTGATATTTATATTTACCCTTATCAAACTCCTGTTGTTCTCTTAGTGCTTTAGATACAACTTGTTCAATAAGCATTTGAAACCACTCACTTTTTATAAGTTCTTCTAACCTAACTGTTATCATTTCTTCTAACAAGTTAGCTATTTGTGAACTAGAGTTTTTTGCTGTCATTACATTCCTCCTTTAATTTATCTATGGTATCTTCTATTGCTTCACGATACCATTGTCCAAGTTCATAATGTCTTGTTGCATCATATATCGCATCATATATTACATCATCATTAAGTTTTAAGATACGTTCCTTTTCTTCTTCAGATAAGTTATAATCCTCATCATCTAAATTATCAATAATATCTATTGGACTTATTGTTAATAATGGTACTGCATCTGTGTCATACATTTTCTATTCTCCTTTCAAACCATTTAGGCATTGACCCAAAATGTTTCCATTTTGCTATTAATCTTTTTGCACCAACATAATAATTACGATACCCTAATACTACATCATTGTCAACTTTATATTCATCAGGTATACATTGTGGTTGTGGTGTTCCTACACGAGTATCAAAAATAAATTTACTTGGTGAAGGATAAGATAAATCCATAATAACTTGTTGAGATTTATGTATCTTATTATATCTTCTAGTGTACTCAAAACATAATTCCATACCATGTTGCCATAGCCAATTATAATTATCCATACTATCACCTGCCCATAGTGTGCATGGATGTTTCTTGTGTACTTCTTTGTATGGCACATTCGTACCTTGTCCATACCTATGCCATACACTACATAACATTTGTGCAGTTTCTAATGGCATCTTAACTATATGTTTATCACATAGCATCTGTGCTGAGAGTATAGGGTCATTATCTACTCTGAATATATTCATCTCATTTCTCCTTTGGTAAAAATACTAAATAGAAAGCATCACAATTTGGACAAGATAAATTTGTTTCCATACAGTATTCTTCATCTTCATGGTCAATATCGTGATCAGCTCCCCATATTAACTTTGTGTTACAATGCCAACAATTCATCCGTGCATCCCCCAATTATGGTTATCTTCAATATCTTCCTCCTTATCTAGTTCTTCAAGATGATTAACGAGTATATCCAAACCATCACACACACCTTTATATTCTGCTTGTGTTTGGCTATCGTTAACCCATTCATCATCATATTTAATATCTATTACTATATTTTTTATTTGTTCTAGTGTTATAGGTTTAGTCATCCACGCATCCACCATTTAGTGTAGTCATCAATAATGCTGTCATCAATACTTAT